AGGATTTAACCCACACAAGTCGCACATCCACATTTCCTTTAGCCCTGCGGGAGATCAGGACAGTTCGTTTTTCGACATCCCACTTCTCGGAGGTAAAGCATGAAACTAAGCAAGAAACATAAAGCAGCCATCAAATCTTATCTGCGAGCAGTAGCTGCATCTGGGCTTACAGTAGCCCTGGCAATTGCTGGAGATATGCGACCAGAGTTTGCAGTATTACTTGGCGCACTTGTTGCACCTTTAGTCAAGGCATTAGATCCTAAATCCGGATCTGAGAGTGATTACGGGATAACAATTAAACCATGAGCGATTCAGACCTTTTAACCTTTTATTTTGCAAGTCTGGCTGTTATAGGTGGTCTTGCTGCATTTGTGATTACTCATTTACTGAATGAAATTAAAGCACTTCACCAGCGTGTCGATGAAATCTATAACATCCTTTTAGAGCGATAATTTAAAACATGGCAACTACTCGCAAAAAACAAGCACCCCGTAAGAAGGTTGCAAAGAAGCGGATTGTGCGTAAGTCGCCAGAACCATTAACCAAACTGGACGTATTTTATGCATCACTGCATGAATGCTACAAAGCAGCTCGTAAGGCTGGTTTTAGTGAAGGCGTTGCACTTTGGATGATGCAAGACAGAATCCTACCCGACTGGATTGTCGGGGATGGTGCGATCATTCCAACGATTGATCCAACTGATGATGAAGAGGATTTCGATTAAAAAATACTTGGTTATTTCAGATTTGCAGATTCCATATCACCATGAGGCAGCTGTTAAAAATGTTATCAAGTTAGCAAGGCGGGAGAAGTTTGACAGTGTACTTAATGTTGGTGATGAGATTGATTTTCAAACCATTAGCCGTTGGGCTGAAAAAACACCTCTGGCTTATGAGCAGACTTTGCATAGGGATCGTGAACTTACCCAATCGATTCTTTGGGATCTTACAGAAAACGCCAAAGAAGCCCACATAGTCAGATCTAATCATACGGATCGTCTCTATAACACTTTATTAAAAGTACCTGGCTTAATCAGTTTGCCAGAGCTGCAGTACGACAAATTCATGCAATTCGAAACGATGGGAATAACATTCCATAAAACTTTTTATGAGTTTGAAAAGGGTTGGTTATTAGGTCATGGCGATGAGGGAAACACCAATCCCAACGCAGGCTTAACTGCCCTTAATTTGGCTAAAAAGGTCGGTAAGAGCGTTTTAATTGGGCACACCCATAAACTGGGCCTATCTTCGTTCTCTGAGGGCTTAGGAGGCCATTACAGGACGATTTACGGCATAGAGGCCGGTAATCTAATGAACAAAGCCAAAGCCTCATACACAAAAGGAATTGCCAACTGGCAGATGGGCATTGTAATCCTCGACTGGGATGGTAAGAATATGACCCCTACGTTAATTCCTATCAATAAAGACGGTAGTTTCACAGCTCTCGGAAAGTCTTATGTCTAGGGAAACTGACTACAAGCCACGCACAATCGATGAGCATATCGATGTCATTGATAACAGTATTGTTATCTAACACGCCCATTAGCAGATTGATCAGATCCCACCTTTAGAGGATATTTCTCTTATCGGAAACAACCAATCCGATAGGGAGCAAAAAATGAAAGATACAAAATGCGAATGGTGCAAGGGAACAACTAGAGGCGATACATGCCCTAAGTCGCTTGTTTGCCCATCATGTAATGCAGCAGCTGGTGCGAATTGCAAACGACCATCAGGTCATACTTGCCCAGAGTTGCACAAAGACAGAGTAAATGCCGCTTATGCAATTGATGATGCAAATGATTTTGATTGGAAATTAGCGTATGCAGATCAGTTGGTGAATGCATGAAACTAGAAACAAATACCAGGGAAATGGCTCTGGAATATGCAGATCGTGGATGGGCAGTAATGCCTCTACTACCTAACAAAAAAGATCCACATTTTGACCTATGCCGTAGAGCATATCTATCAGCTACATCAGATCATAAACTTATCAATTTTTGGTTTGATTATGATGCAAATATCAACATCGGTATAGCCTGTTCAACTTCTGGGCTAGTCGTATTTGATATTGATTATCGTAATGGTGGCGAATTGTTAAAAGAGTTTGCGCCAACCTACACAGTCAAAACTGGCGATGGATTGCATCTTTACTATGCAACAAGTCCAGCAGCTGTTTATCGTGGCAAGTTAGCCGATGGCATAGATATTAAATATAAAGGCTATGTCGCAGCTGCGCCTTCGATACATCCGTCAGGTGCTAGATATACAGTTATCGATGACAGAAATCCTGTTGCAGTACCAAAACAGATTTGGGAGTGGGCAACTAAATGAGTGAATTAAGTGATCAAGCGGCATTAACCATCATTATCGTTGGTGGCTTCAGTTTTATGTTTTTAATGATTTGGTTAGATGATCGTAAGAATCGCAAATGGGATGAAGCATGGCGTGCTGGTTATGAACAAGGCATGAAAGTAGTGAACAGAAATGTCCGCTAATCGTGAAGCAATCTTTGATGAGGCAAGATTACTCATACAAGATCGAGGTCGAGTTTATGGATCTCCTTATACCAACCACAAACGAATTGCAGAGCTGTGGAGTGCAATCTTGGAATTCCCAATTACTGCACACCAAGTTGTCCTTTGCATGGCAGGGGTCAAGATCGCTCGTCTGGTTGAAACGCCATCACATCACGACAGTGTTGTCGATGCAGTTGCATACCTGGCATTCTACGAAGACGTTGTCAGAGGTCAATTAGATGACGATCAAGAGAAATTCTAATGCCAGTGTTTGGTGTGATTATTGTAAAGCGCAGTATGGAGCGCATACGATCAAAGGTCAGAATCCATCGACCTGGATCTCAACAAGCCAAAATGGCTTACAAAGAGCCTACTGCGATAAATGCAGACACAGCATGGAGGCTTGGCATGATGGGAGCACTTGGGATCTTCGTGCACAACAGGAATACCGACAAGGAAAACAGGAGATAAATTATGGCTTTTAATTTGGAGGATTATGAAACTGTGGAAGAAAGATTATCCAAGTTCTGGAAAGACTGCCCAGACGGGCGAATCGAAACAGAGCGAGTTGTCGCAGCTAACGCTCCGAGCGATGAATATGTATTTGTGGCTCGGCTATTTAGAACTGAGGCTGATCAATATCCAGTATCGACTGGGTGGGCGAGTGAAACGAAAACAACTTCAGGTTTTAATAAATTTGCTTGCGAGTTGTCTGAAAGTTCTGCGCTGGGTCGTGCGCTCGCTAACTGGACTTACGCCAAAAAAGGTGCAAGACCATCTAAGTTGGAAATGGAGCGAGTACGAGAAGGAGATATAAACAAGCCTACTTACGGCGCACCAGGATCTCGAACTGCAGCTGTAGTTGATGCACTTAGAGCAACTGCAACTCCTGACTGGACTGCACCTAAGTTAGAAGATCCAGCACCAATTGCCTGGTCAGTTGATGATGTTGCACAATCATTAAATGCTGAAAAGGTAGGCGAATCCTTTAACTGCAAGCATGGTCAAATGTTACTTAAAGAAGGCACATCGAAGACCGGACGTCCCTTTAAGGGTTATGTGTGTGTTGAGAAAAGCAAAGCGGATCAATGCGATCCACAATGGGCAAAGATAACTGCCAACGGCAAGTTTTACTTCCCAGATCCAGATAAGGATAAATAAATGGGCGAATTAGAAATAGTCCAACCTGATGGCTTACGCATCAGATTCAATCAGAATGACACAGTCGTGCCTGACATAGTGCCACTCAATGAATGCTGCGACATGTGTAATGATCCAAGAATGGTGCACGTTGAGGGTTTACTGACCTGCGTGGGCTGTGGAGTAATTAACAGAATCGATTACGGGCATCATGCCTAAATACGATTACGAATGTCCTGGTGAAGAAATCGTTATCGAGTACAGCCTGCCGATTGTGCACTCTAATCCGTTATGTCAAACATGCGGTGCGGTCATGAGGCAGGTTTACCAGGCAACGCCAGCAATCTTTAAAGGCAAGGGCTGGGGCTCTAAGCCATGATAGAAGCTGCGGTAATGAAATGTAATGCCTGCAAGAAATCAACTATCTTCGAGATTGAATTTGGTTGGGATACAGTGCCAGGAGTAGTTATCGCAGAATGCCAAAAATGCTACCGCAAGGGTGCAAGATTAGAGGAGGACATTATGGATAAAGAGGTTGAGAGATGCCATTTATGTGGATGCTGGAAGATGCAATTTAATAAATGCGGTGCTTGTAAGGAGTAACGCCACGCTGTCTGACCTGCACTTATGATGAAAGGACTTGACTGTATATGATAACCTTTAGAAGACATTCGCCTCAAGGGCGAAAAGGCGAGCCCCGTAGGGGATGGCTCGCAAGGTGGCACCTAATCGCGACAGCTATGATTGTGAGCCAATTACTAGCCTTAGAGCCAGTACAAGCAGCTAATATAAACGTTTACAAGCAATATGCCTTTGTGCAATTAAATAACAACTTTACTGAATTCTATTGTTTAAGTGATCTCTGGTATAAAGAATCAAGATGGAACTACAAGGCAAAAAATCCAAAGAGTAGTGCTTATGGAATACCACAGCTGTTAAAGTTAAAGAGTAATGATCCTTATTATCAGATAGATCAAGGACTTAAATACATTAAGCATAAACATAACACAGCATGTAATGCGCTCGCTTTCCATCAAAAGAAGGGCTGGTACTGATGGCTAAGCAAGGAGTTGGTACTAGGACTTGGCGCAAGACCAGGGAAAGAATATTAAGGCGTGATGGGTTCATCTGCCAGTACTGTGCACAGGAGGCTGATACAGTAGATCATGTAATACCTAGAAGATTAGGTGGATTAGATAGCGATGATAATTTAGTTGCTGCATGCCAAAGATGTAATTATTCTAAAGGGGGGCGTTTTTTTGTGAGTCGCAGGACAC